ATATTCAATCGTAGTCTTTTGTACTTTTTCTACGGCATCCAGAAGAGCTTCTTTGGATTCTAAATACTCTTTGAATGATAGCTTGTTTGACATTTCTGGCCTCAGAATTAAGTGTTAGATATATTTATTGTGTGAGGTAAGTTTAAGAAGTGTGATTTTGATAATGGCAAATCAGCTGAGTAGTGTTCTAGAAAAGAAAATCTTCAGATGCTCACATGGCAAGATAATCTGAGTCTAACAGATAAACCCAAAACATGAAAAAGGCCGCAAAAGCGGCCTTGATCTTAGTCGAAAATACTGATATAATGATTAGGCGAAGTCTAGTGCCGTTACATTGATTTTGCCGTAGTAGTCAGATGAATTGCCCAGAGAGGTTTCAGATTGAGTGAAAACCGCTTTTGCATATCGAGTCATTACAGACATTACCGGCTGATGGGTTACTGCGTTGTAAACAGTTCCAGAAGACATCAAAGGAATATACGGGCAATAAAAATAACCAGCATCAGTTTCCTTGTTGCCGCCTTTGTAGCCGACTAGGATAGTATCGTCACCACTGTTACCGTTACTAGAGTAAGAACCGGTGGTTCCCGCAGCAGTTGATTGGTTCCAGAGATAGCTATATACTTTGATCGTGCCGTTCAGAGTACCAACCAACATAGTGTTGTTAGGGCCTTTGAAAGAACCCTGTACCGCAGGAGCGAATACAGACTTAGAAGCAGATTGAAGTACAGAAACTATCATTGGTGAAACAACTATGAAGTTACCAGCACCCTTACGAGTCTTACGAGCAATCTCGTTAGCTACGTAGTTGATGATAGGACCGACGTTAGCCAGACGATCACCGATGAATGAAGGAGCGTAGTTACCTACAGTACCAGCAGCGTTTACACCACCACCGAATGCACCATCACCAGCACCATCGAAGGTTGCAGCAGTTCCAGCAAGAGCCAGAAGGTCAGCAATGATTTCCTGATCGATTTCTTGAACGATGTCTGCACTCAGAGCGCGAGTCATTTCGTCTTCGATATCAAGACCATGTTGGCTGTTCATGTCTTGCATAGCTTCCAGAGTCCAACCAGCTTGCAACTTACGTGTGCGAGCTTCAACAACTTGAGACAGGATACGCAAAGACATCTTACGACCACCAGTACCTTCTAGGTGAGAACCAGAACCACCACGATAGTTACCAACATATGGACCCAGAAGTGATTGAGGATCTGCAACACCGTCGCCGTAGAAACCATCAGGAGATGGATCGGTAGCAGATTGTGAAGATCCAGCGGCAAAACCAGAAGCCGAATCGGTGGCTGTCGCATCACCAGTACCAGCTTGTCCGTCAGAACCTAAACCAGATGTACCGGCAGGAAAATCAGCATCAGCAGATGAATAGAACCTACGAAGTGGCGACAAGTTACCAAACAGTTCGTCGCCTTTTTCAGTAGCAGCATCTTCACCAAATCCAGCAGAGCCGGGAGGGAATTGGCCGGGACCAGCAACTTCTTCATATTGATGACGAAGTGTAAATACTTGAGCAGCAGGACCAGACATGGCCTGTACGCCGACAAGTTCAGTTGCAATAGTGCCCGGAATAACACGACGAATCATAGGGATAAGTGTCTTACGCAGGTTTGCAATGTTGTGAGCTGATGTAGAACCTTCAGATGCACTCTCCTTCAAGAGGTAATCTTTTTGGTTTTCCAAAAGTTGTGCTACGGTATCTCGCTTACCGCCGTTAAGACCATCCAAAAGCGCGCCTTTGGTAGAGTCCCAATTTTCAAATAGTTCATTACTCATTAGAATTTCTCCAGTTATGTTATTGAGTTGAGTTAAGTTAAGTTTTAAATCTATGATTTCAGTTAGTATTAAAGTCCGGCCAACTTCAGCATACGCTTCAGTTCTTCAGAATCAACACTTTCATTAATCACTTCGTCCTCGACAGGTGTGTTATCCACATCGCCGGTTACGATTGAGACTTCACTAGTCTCTGTGCTTTCGTTAACTTCTGCGCTTTCGGAAAGTACCGTATCATCTTCCTTCTCCGTCTCGTTAGTCTCACGAATTATGCGTGGTAAGAAAGTTTTGAAACCCTCTTCCAATTTACTTGTAGCTACATTCTGTAGTACATGTTCCATCACTTCACGCTGGGAACCAGAGAGAGGTGCTAGAATTTTGTCTAGCTTGATAACACGAGCTAGTTCTGCATGGGCTTGCTCAGCTTCTTCAAGTGCAACTTGAGTCTGCTCTAAGCGGGTTTCCATGTCAGCATAGTTAGTATCGCTATCTTCATCGTTGTGGTACTGAGACATATACTCATCAGCAACAGCTTCAAAGATTCGGCGACCGAATTCTTGTTTACGTGCCATATCAATATCTTCACGTAATTCTTCAATTTCTTCATTAAGTTTGATTTCCATGAATGAATCGATTTTGTCAACCAATACAGTCATATCTTCTTGAAGCTCATTAGACATAGATGCTTTAGCTTCGACAATCTTCTCGGCATACTCAGCTTCTAAATCACGAAAAGATTCAATGTCTTCTTTCAACTCTTCAACTTCCTGAGTAAACATTACTTGCAACTTGGCATCAACTGCCTCTACAAGACGCTCTTTCTCAGCAACGAAAGCTTCTGTTAATTCGGCACGTACATCAGCGGCTACTTCAGACTCGGCAGCTTCTTTGGCTTCTTTTAATTGTTCATTGAATGCTTCTTCAAGCTCTTCCATAGTTTCAGCAGTTAGAATTTCTGCTTCAAGTAAACGCTTTAGCAACTCTTTCATGTTCATTGTCTCCAAAATTTAAGTTGTGATTAAGTACAAATTGAGAGACAAGTGCCTCTTTTCATTGATTATTTATTTTGTGTGGGTAGTTTTTATTGAATTAAATTTGATTTATAACGGAAACCCTTATAAATCAATAACTTACGTATCATCAAGAATTTGAACTTTCTTCTGCTTTTTCTTAATCCAGTAATGATTTCGAGCACAACCCCTACTACAGTAGATATTATTCTTACCATATATGCGATGCCACGTAACTTGATTCATACATGTGTCAAGCAAGCACAACGGTTTGTCTTCAGTCTTCATGTAGATATGCCAGAACCTTTCTTTGAGGGATGCATAGTGAGGGAGGAACTTAGTCCTATAGATAAGCTCCATGTAATATTCATGGTGTTTGGCATTGAACCCATTAAGTACTTTGAAGTCTTCTTCAAAGATTTTTACTGCTATGATGTCCAGAAAAGATTCAGGGTAAGAATCATCATCGAACCCTTCAGTCATTTTATTTTCCTAAAGTAGATTTTGCCCATTTGCGAAATTCTTCAACAAAGTATTTTTGTGCGGCTGGATCATTGCGTACCGCTTCAGCTAGAGTTTCAACTCTACGGCCTTGTTTGGTGTCAAGTGATTCATATATAGAATTTGGTATTGCGCCTTGTGCAGATGGTGTTGCAACAATATCAACTGTTACACAATTATATCCTTCTACGATACCTTCATTAACATTTCCTGTACCACGTGTAGATACACCAACACGAAAGCCAGACTTAATGATTTCTTTAGCAATATTACCCATTGGAGTATTAAGAATCTTTGCTTTTCCAATTGCATTGTTACCGACCATCTGCACTTCAGTGATAAGATGTGACACTCGGTCAAGGTTCAGTGCAATTGTTTGTGGGTGGTCAAGTTCACCCATTACGCCATTGTTTTCCATAATGGAAGTTCGTAATGAGTTAACTGCTCGTTCTATTTCATTACGTGGATAGACTCGCTTATTACGATTTTCTATTTCGGCTTGCATGAATATACCATTGAGCCAGAGTGATTTACCGTCGTCAGATGATTCAGATACTACATTAGCTGTAGTTGGTGATAATTCTTCAATAAGCATTTCAGTGTGCATAGGATTTCTCTCAGTAATTGACTTATTTATGAGAATCTTCGTATCACACACGAAAAAGGGGAGCTTAGACTCTCCCCATTCTCTTACACCACAACCACGAGGTATTCTTTAGTCAGTTTCTACTTCTTCATCTCCATTAACGTCCACTTCAACTTCTTCGACATCTACAGTCTCTACTTCTTCATATTCCGGTTCGGTAGGTACACCGATCAATCCTTTCACGATATCAGTAGAAGCACTGTGAAAATCAACTTCTGCTTGTTCTTGATTATCATCAACAATAGAATCTATCATTGATCTTATACTTGCTTTTCGGCTTTCTTCAGACATGTTGTATCTCCATACTCTCTGTATAGTTATTTATTGCTAAAATTATAGTATGTTATTCTGGGGGTGTATCTCCACCAGCAGCATCCCCACCCGCAATATCTTCACCACCAACATCATCTGGTAAATCACTAGTATCAGAAGTAGAGTCTATAGACTCACCACCAAATCCAGCTTCTGGCTCCTCAGCTCCTCCTCCATACAATTTACCAAGGGCAGCGGCGCTATTATCATCAACATCAATTCCTAATTCTTCGCGCTTCATACGATCATTTAACACAATCTCTTCATCAGTAAGCTTTAGGTAACGACTCATAGCAAATCTCTTAGATAGATAATCAATGCTATCAGCACCACCATAACTACCAAGCAAGCTGGCATCAAGTTCTTGTTGTCTATATAAACCAAAATTAGATGGTTCTGGTAATCGCAACCGATACATCATTGGATCAATATTAATATTAGCAATTCGTAGAAACTTTTTAAATTCTTTATCTAGTACATTTTCAATATTACGTTGTAGGCGACCGACAAATTGTGCAAATCTAAGCTCTTGAATATAAGCCATACCAGTTTTACCATCACCGAATACCGCACCACCATTATCCTGTCCCATCATATAAGATACTGGTACATTCAAACCTTCCCATACTTTATCTCGAAAGTATTCAAGATCATTAGTCTCACCAGTAGATGCGCCACCGGGTAAACTTTCAATCTTTGACCCCCGGCCTTCAGGACGAACTGCCAAAAAGAAATCTTCATTCATACTTTGAGGATTATAAACACTATCAACAGTCTGTTTTCCACCACCAAATGACGGAATCTTTTTCTGACGAATTTCGTTTTTATATTGCTCTAAATGAGCTTTAGCTTTTTGTGCAGGCATTTTGCCAGTGTCAATATAAAATACTCTACGCTCTGGAGCACGTTGGACACGATAGATAATAATAGCATCTTCAAGAAGTTCTTTTTGTTTTTGTGCTTTATAGACAGATGCTAATACTGAGTCACCAAATGGTGCAGAGTCTGACATCTCATCATTGAGAGTAAATTGTACCATTTCAGAAACTGGAACATATTCAGTATCATGTTCTGATCCGTTTCTATGTACTGGTTTTTGTACCGAATTAAGTGCTCGTACATCTTTAAGCTCTGTTCTTACCTGCCAAGCTATTATATGAGTAGCATCTTTTGGATTAACAACAGCTGATATGACATTCTTTGGATTTATATATTCCCATTTCTTATCTATCTTATTAGCAGATTTTCGAAAGAAAACATCACCAAATTTAATTGTAGTTCGACATACATTGAATAGCTTTTGTTCCCAATTATGTATTTCATTCCACCTAGCAAGTGCAGCTTTTATAGTGATGACTTCTGTGCTGTCATACTTTGTCTTGTCAGTAGTCAATAACTCTATGTTGATAGGTTCGTTTGTCTTCGGGTCATTTCCAGTCATCTCTTCTGCTATAGTGTTCAAAGCACGAGATACTTCAACATCTTGATCCATGACTGAGTACTGTTGGTATTGAATCTGACGTGAGGGGGAACCTTTAACAAGATTTTGGTACCATGAACTATTGGAATATGTAGTTGCGGCGGTGAAATCTTGACTTGAATCAAGTTCAATCTCACCGGGTTCTGGTTGAACTATCTTAAAAAATGTCTCAAAATTTGCCATTGACTAAATTCTCTGCTTATGTATCAGTATATTTAGCCTAAAAGTCAAAGGTGGTTAATTCATGATCTTCATTGGTTGATTATTACCTGCTTCTATAGCTTCAAGACTATTTTCTTGAACCGTTTTTTGCTCTTTGGCAATTTCAACATTATCTTTAGAAGTTTTAACTAATTTTTCCATCTTGTCAGACAAATTATTCAGACCTTCACCTATCTTATTGTACATAATTTCTCTGGCCTCTTTTTCTTTGGCAACCTCTTCTGCTGATTTTGGCACTTCGGCAACGGCTGCTACTGAATCAGCAATTACCTTAAGGTGAGCGTCTGATTGTGAAGGTTTGATTTCTATGGGTTCATCACCACCAAACCAATTACCAATTTTATCATCCAACTTACTTACCAAGCCAGTAGTGCCGCCAGCAACATCACGCATCCACTGGGGGATTAAATTTTCAAAGAAAGTTGACAGCCATGTACCAAAGGAGTCAAACGCTCTCATTATTTTGTTTGGTATATCTTTAACAAATTCAACAATGTTGTATAAGACCTTACCGATTAAGTTGCCAAGATTGGGCATAAACTCATTAATGAAATCATTAAGCTTTGTTCCTATTTCCCAGCCAATCTTAAAGGCTCCAGCCATCATTCCTATACCCCCTGCGAATCGACTCAATACTCCTGTTACGCGCCCAACCGTAGAAAATACAGAACCCAATGCTCCACCAACACTAGAAAACATTTTAACAACACTTTGGATTAATATACCACTAGCAATTGTTGCTATTCCGAGACCAGCAATATTGACAAGATTATCACTCTTAAGACCATTCAGAATATTACCAGTTCTTAGTACGAACTCACGCCACCAAGGTGGTTCTTTTTCTTGTGGAGCGTCCTCTGCCAATGCGTTGGCTGCTTGTGTTACTGCTGCGGCAATAGGACTATCTGGTCCCATCAACGGATTCATACTGTTGAGCATGTCTTGTACCATCTCGCTTTGAATACTCCCTTGTCCATTCTCAGCCGCCATGAAATTGGCATCTTTCATTATTTTGTCTAATTCTAATTGCTCGTCTGAATTCAACCGTCCTTTTCTGATAAGTTCTGCTGCGCGTTGGCCTTCAGTGCCCATACCCATTGCACCAAGAGATGCTTGAATTTTGGCAGCATCTTTCATTCTATCCTTAGCAGTCTTTCCTTGTAACTGTGCCATACTTGTGATAATTGTATCTGCTTGATCCGCACGTAAACCAGCATCAACTAATAACTGGCGGCGAACCTGTGCTTCTTGTAGATACACTAATTGCTGTGCTTTTGTCATCTTGAACATAGAACCTTGCACATCAACATTAGCAATCAATGCTTTATTCATCTCAAAGAATTGTTCTGCTGTTGTCCCAAGTGATTGTTGTAAGTTTGCAAATGCACTTCCCATGTTATCAACGAAGCCGTTCAATTGAGTATCATCTACACCACCAGCCAATTTGAACATCTGCGCACTATCCATCGC